TTTGAAAATAATAATTATATTATTTTTTATTTGATAGCAAATTCTGATCAAGAGTGACAGTCTTTGATTTAAAATCATTCAATTTATAATTGTTGTGTTATTTCTTATCATTACCAAATATAATATCATGAGATTTATTCGACAAAGAAAAAGAAGATCTTTCCAGTCCACTGAACCAGTCATCTTTCATTGGAACGCTAAAAGTTCAAATCAACAACGCGTAAATAGCAAACGTCATGACGAAACATTTGAAAAACCTCAGAGTAATTCAAGACGTTCAAATAAAGCTAAAACAGAAAAATATGATTCAACAAAATTTAAAAATTTCTTTAAAAATCAGGACAAAGAAACACCTTTAAAGTTCCTCCCGCAAAAAGATTTATCAAATCGTGAAATTATTGACATTTATGACTGGACTGAACCAGAGGAGCTACTAGGTAAATGTCTTGAGAACATTTCAAAAGGTCATGACTCATTAATCTATCTTGATTCACAAATCACTAAAACAGTTACTGAAGATGAATCCCAATACACCCTTCAAATTGATTATTCTGAATATGAAGATACATTGGTACCTTATATCAAAAAATCTTCTGAAGGTAATTCACGATTAACAAAAATTGACCGTTTAAACAGCCCATTAATTAAGATTGATGATCTTTACATTAAAACAATCACTAATGATGTACCATTATCAAGCCGTGAATTACGTATCAGTACACGCCGTGATTATCTTCGACTTTCAAACTTATTAAAACATTTTAAATTTAACAAAAAACCGATTAATGATCAAAATTATCATAAAGATCTAAAAAAACTTGACTTCAATTACTCTGGTGAACAGATTACATCAGATATTGATCAATTAGCCATAAAATTATTAAAAACAGAGGTTTCTGCACTTGTAAATGACGTTAATGTCACTAGTCTTGACAATATTTTTAAAAATAGAATACGAACTAATATACCAGAATGGGTCTTACTTGTACATGATATCCATGTCTGTACTGACTTATTTACATCACAATTAAAGCAAGGAGGGAAAGAACTTATCACTAGTACCTACTATATTCGTTCATTTAAGAATATTAATGAGTTTATTTCTGATTTTGATGAAATTCCTATTGACTTATTAGTTTATATTAAATTTGAAGACAATACTCAATTTATCTTCAGACGCATTGATAGATCAAATTATTATTTCTTTTTAATTCTTATTGGTGAGGTTGCATGCCTTTACCATGATAATCTTGATTTTTTATATATTTCAAGATCAGAAGAATTAGATCATATTTATTCACAATGTGAGATTGAGTTCAATCTTTCGAATATCAAAAAATCTCCCGAATATGCCTCTTTTCATAAATCATTAACTGCATTGGACATTGTGCTTGACAGTTTAAATGATTATGAGAAATGTTTCAATTTTACAAAAGCACATGAAACACTTTGTCTTCACATGAGTGATATCTCATTATACAAAAATTATTCATCATACCCCATCAATTTAAATCTTGAATCTATGTCAGATATTTTCTATAGCAGTACTAAATTTATTAATGAAAATGAATATCAACATTTTAAAAAGGATTTATTATATAAAATTATTAACAATAAAATTGGAATTGTGAGTGATGAATTACTACCTTTTACAAATTATTTAATTGAAATTTCAAATCTCACAGGACCTGAAAAACAAGCACTAAGTTCATTACACAAAACAATTTATTACAGTTACATTAATGAGATTAAGGGTATCAAAAAACATATTGACAGACGTATTACACCAAGACCTGCTGAACAAGAAGCAATGCTTTCAATGCTTAATCTATATACAAAAGAGTTTATTAAAGGTTACATTATTAAGAATAATAAATTACCAATGTATGCACTTAAAGGTGATCGTGGTGATTATTTCTATGAGCTGCTTAATAACAAAAATTGGTCTGAATATGATAAGCTTGATTTGTCATTCTTTTCAGATATCACTCTGATGAAAAATCTTGATTTTGAATACCCAACCAGCTTTGTCGAATTTATTAAGGACAAAGGTGCATTTAATCTAAATGAAACAATATCAAGTTATCTAACTGACAAAGAAATTAAATTAATCTTAAATGATGAGAACTTTAACTTTGACTCTTTAACATTAGCTGACATTTTATTATATGAACTAAATACACCAGCATGTACGATTTACAAACCCAAATACAATTACAAAATTCCTTCAACAGAATTAAAACTTATTGGTGTATTAAAAATGAAAGAGCGTGAACAAAAAGAGGAGGGACGTGTATTTGGTGCATATTCGGTTGAAGGGAAGTTAAATTTAAGTTATTTAAATAACAGTCTTAAAAAATCATTGCAATATATTGAAGGTCAAATGTATGTAATCTCAGATAAAGTTAAACAATACAAACATCATGACCATGCACAAAAGATGACATCACCAAATTACTATAGTTTAATGTTTGATATCGAAGCACACAATCAAGCTATGCAGATTCATAACACTCATCCATTAGCAATTTTACTTAGCCAATTGTTTGGTGTTAAAGAAATTAGTCTCATCCCTATCATGTTTCATGATATGTCATTTATTTATGAAAGTATTCAATACATTGATCGTTTTATGGTGAGTCATCAATCTGGTGGTATTGATGGTTGGTTTAATCCATTCTGGACTTTACATACAATTTTATCACTTAAACTGTTTGCATTAACGATGAATTTTAAAAATGTTTTTGCAGAAGCATATAGTGATGATGCTTGTGCAGTTTTTGAAGATCGTGAAATGTCACCGGAGAAAATGGACCTTTTATATGAACAAATGGAACGTGAATTTTTAAGATATGGATTAATTATTAAACCAAGTCAATCAATGTTAAGCCCAAATAGAACAACACTCTTAAAAATTCATACGTATCAAGGTATCCGATCAGATACTTCAATGAAACGCTTATGTCAAATTATGGTACACCAAAACGATGAAATATGTAATGATGCTCTATTAGTTAAGACAATAAACTCAACTGTTAATAGTGCTATGGATTATACCAATACAATTTATTTGCCACATTATCTAAAATGGGTGCGCATTATTATTATCACATATAAACAGTTCAGTAAATATATTCTAACAACAAAAGATTATGAAACGGTAATTGATAAAACATCTTTTACTAAAGAGGTTTATCAACTGCTTTATTCTGACCGTAATAATAGCTATGGGTTGTGTGAAATGTCAACTACACTTGATGTTCAGACATTCATTTTTAATTTATTTGTTTCAAACAATATTGACACTTTACGCTATGTACAGGAAGAAAATTATAGAAAAAACATTGATCGAAAGTTGTCAATTATGAATGTTAAAGAACAAATGAACAAATACTTCACTAACAATTTTATGAAATTTTGTATTACTGATCAGTATTTATATGAACTTTATTTGATGAAACTTTTGATGCCCGAATCATTGGGTGGATTAAATACTGTTATGTTTATGGACACTATGATCAGTGGTTTGAACGACTCGTTGTTAAAGAGAATTAGTTTCATCCACCAAAAAAGGAAAATTTTGTTCCAAATTGATCATTCACGTGTATCCATATTGAATTATCAAATCTCAAAGCTATATCAATATGATGTAAATGATATTAAATCCTATAGAAATTTTATTAATACAGGCTTCTTAACCAAAAATTTATTTGAAAATTCAACGAGTGTGATAGATAATGAGTTAAGCAATTACATTAGACGTTATAATAAAAACAAAGAATTTAAAAAGTATATTGATTTAGCGTCTGAGAGTGACCATTTACTTGAACAAATTATATCATTAAGTAATAATGTTTACCATAGACGACTTATATCATTCTATATTGAGAATTCAGCTTGCTCTATCTTCAAATCATTAATTAGCACATTTGAGAGAACACGTAGTTTCATGTCAATTGTATTAAATAAAACTAAACTTGCAAATAAACTATTTAAAATGAATTCTGATTCAACAATTTTCCTTTTTAAAAAACCAAATGATGATTTTATAATCACTAATTTTAATTATATCGACAATATTAGTGTTTACTCAAATAAAATTCTTGAAAAATTTTCAACAGAAAAAACATTTTATCCAGATCATGAGATAATTGAATTCAATTATGATAATGATAGTGATGATTACCGTTATTCAATTAAACCTGATTTTCAAATTATCAAAAGAAAAAATTCTTATCTTGATAATGACATTGAATATCGTGACTTTACACATTTCCATGAGACAGAAATGACTGACATGTCATTGGATCAATTTTCAAGTGGGTATAATAAAACATTAAATCAATCCATTGAAAAATTATTTGTTTTCACAAAATCAATTATCACAGAATTACAAGACAAATATGGTATTAATGATTATAAAAACACAAATATTTATTTATATCTTCAAGAAACATTAGCGACATATGGTATATGTGAATTCACAAATCTTTTCAATAAAACAGCAATTATAAATTTTGGGACAATTTCACATAATCTCTTTGTATATAATTTTAATATTAAATCTAATCTGCATGTTTTACCAAATGATCAGACGATATATGAATGTATGATTAATCAAGACTTGATGAATTACACACAAAAGAAAGAAATTTGTTATAATATCTCATACACAAAACACTTCTTAATTCTTAAAAAACTAATTTCAGATTCACTTAATATTACACAGTATGAATTAGGCAATCAAAGTTACATGTCATACAACCTATCAAAGGAAATTAAAGAATTCCTAAGAACATATAAGCCGAAAATTCTTGTCAAAAATAATAAAATCAAAA